TCAGTGTGTCAAATGGCATATTCTTAACCTCCGACATGGTCAAGTCACAAAAGATTGCCACCGCTTCCAACTGCCTTGATACATCATCCATTTCGGGTTTTAACCCGTTGTATGTTATCATTTGATGCAACTTTACATCACGCAGTTCGGTAGGTACAATTATCTTTTTGTTTTCAATCATATACTAATAAAACGCCAAAAACTACGATTGTTTTGAGCCAAAAAAAGGGCATCGCTGCCCTTCTTCTGTATGGATGAAAACATGATTACAATGCTTTGATGTCAAGATTCAACGCTTTGGCCATATCGTTTGCCATTTTGCGCTTGTTCTTGATGATTTTAATTGCATTTGGGTCGCCCAAACTTTCGGCCATTGGGATGTATTTATCACACAATGCAACGATGGCTTTGTATTTGTTTTGGGCTTCAATGAAATTCTGTTTGGCTTCTTTCTTCAATTGGATTGCCTTATCCATGAACTTGTTGGGTTCGGTTTCAAGTGCTTTGATTTCATCCAACGCACCTAATTCAATTTTGTAACCTTGTAACTGCATATCAATAAAACGGATTTATCAATCAGTGTTGCAAAAACATTCAAACGATGGGTCCGAATCCCATAACCCAAGTTGTGATTGTGCTTTGTCTTTGAGTTGTTGATAACTGATTTCTTTTTTGAATGTGCTTCCACTTTCTGTTTCGTGTTTAATCCACCAATCAAACAATTCGGGCTTTTCTTTGGCAATAATTGCCAACTTGCCTTTGCCCTTCAAAAAACACCCATCGCAATTCCCGTATGGTTCATTCACCCCCAAATCAAATGGTTGTTGTTTCCACCATGCCAATACATCGGCTTTGGTTGTTTTCCATTTTACCAATGGTAATTCAACATCAAATTCGGAATCTTTTATTTTGTTCCACCTCCTTGGTTCATCGTACCTGATTCCATTGAATGATGTGTAATCAGTAATCCCAATGGATTTCAAATACCTCCGCAGTGTGTCAATCTTCATGAATGTTGTGCAGTATCTCAATCTTTGGTTGGGCAAAAATTGTTTTTTGTGTGCGATTACTTCGTCAAATGGTCTACCATTCCGCGATGCGGTTTCGTATGTCACCACCTCGAAATTGTTTCCAAATCTATATTCCAACCAAACGATGTTCAAGTTCCAACGCTTATCACACTCGTTGATGAAATCAAGTGTTTGTGGCATCTCCTTCCCAGTGTTTTGAAAAGTCACAAGGTATTCACCGCCTTCATCAATTAGGCGTTTGGTCATGTATGCGGATGTTCTTCCACCGCTAAAATTTATGATATTCATGGGAATCTTTCGTGAAGGATGGTATGTACCCTTGCATGGTATCTTTGGACTTCCTTATCGGTCTGTAAAATATCCCCAAATTCACGCACTGATGAAATGATGGTGGAGTGATCCCGCCCACAGATTAGCCCAATTTCTTCGTATGTCATCTCCAACCGCTTTCTGCAAATGTGGTTGAACATATGACGGGCATACAACGGCCTTCTTTTTCTTGACCTTGTTATCACCGTGTCGGGTGTAAGGTCGTAAACCTCACAGATTGCCCGTAATACTTCACGCCATGGGGTGGGTTCTAAATTGATGTCGGTTTTGGGTTGAACGATTTCACGCTTCAATGCACGAATCAAATTGTCATAGTCCGACTTTTGTTCAATCATCTGCAACCGCATCCGCCTGATTTCTTGTTTCAGGTTATGCACCTCTTGGTAATGTGTTGTCATTTGTAGTTTATTTTACATAAAAAGCAACGATAATTCCCCTTGGATTTGTTGAATGTCACCTTTGCAAGTCGGTTACATTTGGGGCATCTTGGATGGTCAATAATCACAATTGAATCATACACCGATTGCCAATAATCCTGACCTTGTGGGGTTGCGTCCCATTTGAACGCATCCAATAACATATCTTGGATGGTGTTGTACTTTTGTACCTTTTTGTCATCATCAACCAGTTTGATGAATTCCTCATACATTGGCAATGCCTTTGCCTTTGTTCTTAATTCGTTTGAATACCGATAATCTTTAATTTCCATTTGTCAAAATAATTGTAGTATGTTGTTATTCAATTCTATTTTCCATAAATTGATGTCGTTGGATGCTTTGAATCCAACATGGTTTACCTTTCCCTTAATCCATGTGTCGTAATGGGTAAATCCAAGTGACCTCCAAAAGTTGTTTGAATCCAAATCAACACGGCACCGCAAAGTGAAACCAATCCGATGAAACTTGATGCAGAATTGTTTGCACACATCAAGCAATGCAGTACCATAGTGCAACCGCCTTGCATCGTTCCTAACACAGATTTGTTGAATCTTAGCGTATCTGTATGCCGTCATTCCTGGGGTGATTAATACATAACCCACCGCATCATTATTCGCTTCGCAAATCAGTACGACAAAGTTCCGTTCACCACCGAACACATATTTATCCCAAATTGATTTTTGAATAAACCCAACGGCGTTTGAATTCTCCTTTTGAAGTTTGTCAATCAATGCCATGTCCTTGATGGTTGATGTGCGGACCGAAATGTCCTTTATTTTGTCGTGATACAAAACATTTATCAACCCCGTTGAGCAATCAAATTCGCCTAAATTCATTTGTTATTTGTCTTTGCAAATATACAAATCCACACGAAATAAACAATAATTATTTATCTAATATCATATTGGCCGTATGACGATTTGATACCCAACGCCATCATTTCATGATACCTCCAACTGTCAATTCCGTGGTCAATGCCCGTTGGTGTGTTCATTGTACGCCCTTGGGCATCTGTATCCCAACAATAATTGCGTAGTTCTTTAATTAGGTTTGTGGATGTGGATGTAACCAAATACGATTGTGATTGCATGATTTGAATTCCGTAGTTGATGGAATCCTTTCCCTTAGTCACGCCCTTAATTCTGATGCCGTATCTGCGTATCTCATCAATTGATTTTGGTTCTGCGCTATCCGCATACACTGGCACAAAGTTGGGCAATGCCTTTGCAATATCCGAATTAAGCATCCCCGTGCGATATGCGACCTCATCAACGATGCGTTGACCATTGTATTCATATACGGCTACTATTGCCGTAGGGTCGTTTGTATAACCAAAATCGACACCGCAACCAAGTAACCTTGCATCTTCGGGAATCTTGTCTATGGTTTGCCAATTTGAAAAGATAACCCCTTGTAGGTTTCCAATCTCGCCAAGCCCATATACTTTCCACCAATTACGCCAATAGTTGCTTGTTTCTGCCCTATCCCGTGCCTTTTCAATTTCAGCCACAATAGATTTATCCAACGCTTCGTTGTCTTTGTAGGTTAGTACAATCATTTCCGCATCAGGGTCGTTTACCAATTCGCTATCCACCCAAAACTCCGCCACTGGGTTGTAATCCAAATAAATGAATTTACGGGTACGGATTGCCATTTGGTAGTACGATTCCCAATCTATGTTGTTGCACTCGTTTACGAATAGAACATCACGCCTTGCACCCCTCAACTTTTGGGGTTGATCCGCAGAAAAGAATTCAATGTATGAATCATTTGAGAATGTGTAGGTGAGTGAAGATTTGTTCCACTTGTTTGGGTCATACATTCCCACCATGTCCATGATTTTAAGAAAGTCACGGATTGCACCCCTTCGCAAATGCGGGATGGTTTCCGATACCACACTAATTTCACACTTTGGGTTTTGCACCGCGTATGTAATAAGCATGGGAATAATACTGAATGTTTTTGAACTGGATGTTCCACCGCGCACGATTCTAACCCGCTTACGAAGTTGTGAAATCTTGGTTTGGGCGGTGGTTTTTTGAAGCATTATTTCACATCCAAATCAATACCATTGAAGATTGGCTTTTCAGTGGTGACATCAATTTGTTGGGTGGGCATACCAAATCCCGAATCCATCAATTGTTTGTATGCACCAACATCACCTTTCCTTGCCTTGTGTATCATTGCAAGTGTTATTAAATCTTCTTGGGATAGTTTTTCCAATTCACCCGTGATGGGGTTTTTGCTTTCTTGCATTACCTCCAACCATTTCCGTGCGATGGTGCTTCGGTTCTTGCTTCCCTTGGGTCTGCCATTGGGGTTGCGTACTTCACCAGGTTGTGCAGGAATTAAATAATCTTTGTTTTCCATGTGTTTACTAATTATTTGCTAATTATCTGACATCAATTTTTTCGTAGTAGGCCTCATTTCTATTTACGATTTTATACCACCGATTCCAATCTTTTGTTGAATCATCCATCCAATCATCTTCGTTTTCAAATTGTTCCCAATACTTCTGCCATTTGATTAATAGTGTATTATGTTTTTGCACATACGCTTTTGCCACTTCTTCATTTTCGGTGACGAATATATTGTGACGCATAAAATCGTCATAAGTTCCCGTTGTGTACTTGACTATCCACATAATCAATCGTTTGGCAAAATAGGAATCGGCATCCACATATAAGGTTCGTGAATTGGGTAATCATCACTGGCACGATACCATTGCCCGTCTAAAATATAGGCAACCTCTTTGGTGTCAATTAATACCCACACTTGGTCATGTGGTATGGTGTCGCGGGTTTCTCTCCATGCTTTCATAGTTCTAATAATTTCCAAACTGCTTGTTCGGGTGTTGATGCTATTTTTTGTAATGCTTTTTTTACTTGGTTGTATTCATCGGGGGTGTATTCCAATGTAATTTTTTGGGTATCAATCTTTGGTTCATCCTCCACTTCGTCAATAACTTTTGGCAATTCCAACCCCCAATCTTCCAAATCGTCCGCATCAAAATCGTTGGCAAGTGCATCCCAATCCCATTCCCCAAAATTTAGGTTGTCTTTGATGATGAATTCTTGTTGCTTTTCCTTACTCCAATCTACCTTTTGACATGGGATGGTTACAAATTCGAGTTCCTTCATTGCCATGTACCGCATTGTCCCACCCAATATCATATTGTCTTGGTTTATTATTAATGGGCGAACCATCGTCATGTCGGGGAATTCCCGAATTGACTTTACCAACTGTTCAAACTTGTGGTCCTTGATGAACCTTGGGTTGGCATCGTTGGGATGAATGTCGTTTATGTTGTACGCTTCAATCATTTGTTCATTTTTATTTGGTGTGTGATGATTAAAAAATCCATGTGTTGTTTCTTATCCCCGTAAAATTCGTGACAAGTTCTGCAAAGTGCCATGATATTTTCAATGTTGTCACGCAGTTTAGAACCACCCATTCCACGGGCTTTGATGTGGTGCAAATCCTGGGCAACTTTTCCACACACTTCGCAATAAATTGTATCACATTTATCATAACCAAAGTGTTTAAGGTAGTTCTTTTGATACGGTTTCATTCAGTTGCCTAATTTGTGTTAACCATTCGCCCCATCGTTCACGATCCGCAAACCTAACTTTGCACTTGTCACAAATATAAATCAAATTGGAATCTATGTGTGGCCCAGTGGGGTTGATTTTTTCTTCTGTGCTTACTTTGTAATGGTCACAAACCTCACATTCATTCTTGCACTTGATAAGTTTCATAAACTTGTGTCAATTCATTTATCATGGTTTGCCATGCCTTTGGGTTGCAAGTACACGGCTTGTAAATTCTCTTGCTTTGGAATATCCTTGACCACATTTTGGATAGGTGGTCCGCTTCCATCGGTGATAATGTGGTGGAATTTATGGTCTTGAAATGTGTAAACCAATCATATTCGCCTTCGGTCATGCACAATGGTTTGCGGTTTGGGAATATCTTGTTCAATTTGTGTTTACGGGCATCGCATCCGCAATCTTCCCCCGCTACAAACTTGGTCAAAAATTCAATCCCCGTGGCCTTCGTTACCTTCTGAATCGTATCCCCCAGTCCGATGGATGGTCGTGATTCGGTAAACTGTTTCCGTGTGTCTTTTTTCTTCTGCATATATCTTGTATTTGTTTTGTGTCCTTTGTTTGATAAATTGTTTTGCGTTCTTGATGGAGTTAAACACCGAATGTGTTGGAATGCCCGTGCGTTTTTCAATCTCCCTCATGCTATGCCCATACACAAAATGGAGTTCCAACAACATTTGGTCATAGTCACGGAGTTCATCAATTGCATTCTTCACCTCACCCATCAAGTCGGAATGTGCCATTTCAGCCATTTCGGGGCTTTCTACGGGTACAAAATGGTCTTGGTGTGGTATTGTGTTCTTTTGGCTTCGTTTGATGTCCATAAACGCATTGTGAAGCATCTTGAAAAGATAAATGGTGTTGATTGTTCCGTGGTGGTTTGTTAGCCGTGTGAAATTTCCTTCCGCCAATTGTATTTCTGCAAGTTTGAGATACATTGATTGTACCATGTCATCCGATTCGTCACCCGTTGCCCCAAGGTATTTGGCAATCTTCAACCATTCGTTGTGCCTTTTCGCTATGGCTTCAAGTGTTACCAATGTATGCTTCTATTTGTAATTTGAAATCGTCAAACGAATATACAACCACATAGGCGTAATTCATTGCAGTGACTAACTTTTCCCAATCCTTTTGGTGTGTGCTTTGCTTGTTTGGTTTGATTTTAAGTTCGATGAATAACCCGTGGTGTGTTTTGTTGGGGATGAACAACACAAGGTCGGCCACCCCTGGCAATACTCCTTCGGCTTTTAATCTTTGAGCCGTTCGCAAATCGCGTGATCCTCCGTTGGGAACATGAATCAAATGGTTTGCCCACTTGCGGTATGCCA